CCAGTTCCAAAAGATGGCAAAGATGCAGACGAAAAAAAGATTATTGAAGAAGTAGTTAAGAGGATTCCAAAACCTAAAGATGGAAAAGATGCTAAAGAAGTAGACGAATCAAAAATAATCAAAGAAGTTTTAAATAAGATCCCAACACCAAAAGATGGCATTGATGGTGATGATGGTTCACCAGATACTCCAAAACAAATTGCAGAAAAACTCAATACTCTCAAAGGAGTCATAGATGCATCAGTTATTAAAAACTTACCGACTATTGTTGAAACAAGAGCATTACCACAAGTTTCATTATTTGGTGGACAACGAAGTTGGAGTGGAAAAGTAAAAGAACTTACTGCTGGAGCAAATGTAGTAATTACTAAATCAGACAGTGGAAATTATACTATTGCTGCAACAGGTGGTGGAGGTTCAGTTTCTGATGATGCATACAGTGCAGCGTGGAGTGGAGTGACGGATGTTGCTCCTTCTCAAAACTCTTTATATAATAAAATCGAAAGTATGGCAGGTGGTCACAATCCTGTCACTTTAGATGCGGATGTAGATGATATTTTAAAACTTACTAATCAAGAAATCGGGTTACAAACTCAAGTTGCAAATACTGTTTTTGCAGGTAGAGCAACTACGGGAGTAGCACAAGTTCCTACGTTTAGAGCATTAGTAGCATTAGATATTCCAGATATTTCTGCAACATACTCATTGACAGGACACAATCATGATCTTACTTATTTGGGAATCACTGCAAAAGCAGCAGATTCAGATAAATTAGATGGACATGATACTGCATACTTTCAAATAGCAGGATCGTATTTAACTTCAGTTAGTGGTACAGAACTTGATAATGTCTGGAGTACTACAGGTATTCTTGTTAGAACGGGAGCAGCAACGTATGGAGTAATAACAGATAATTCTGCAACTTGGAACGCTCTCGTAACATTCCCTGGTTTTGATACTTTATATAATGACTATGGTTTCACAGATAATAGTGCAACTTGGGATGCTTTAGTATCATTTCCAGGTTTTTCTAATCTAGCAACTGATTATTCGGGTGATACTCCTTGGACAGGAATGGGATATCTTACTTCTCTTTCAGGAGCGGTTCTTGTTGATCAATCTACTCCGCAAACAGTAGGAGACACTACAAATCGATTATTAAAACTTTGGGTGACAGACATTACTGTTTCAAATGCAATAACTGGTTCGATCACAGGAAATGCAGGCACTGTCACTAATGGTGTTTATACGGGAGATGCAGGTACTGTCTTTATTGCACCATACGGAAGCACTACTGCAAAATACTTTTTAGCAGCACCAAACGCATCAGATGGAACTCCTTCGTTTAGAGCGATTCTTGCTTCAGACATTCCAGCACTTGCATATGAAGTATCTGGAGCAATTGCTACCCATGCGGCATTACAGAATGTGCATGGTTTGAATATTACAGCAGGACAGACTTTGACTGTAACGACAGGTGGAACTTTAGGAAGTGCAGCATACACTGCATCTTCTGATTATCTTCCGATTGCAGGAACAGCAGCAAAAGCGACAATATTAGAAACTGCTAGAGCAATATATGGAAATAACTTTGATGGTTCTGCTGCACTTACAGGAATAATTGCTTCGACTTATGGTGGGACAGGAAATGGTTTTACAAAATTTACTGGTCCAACTACTTCTGAAAAAGTATTTACTCTTCCCAATTCAAGTCAGACTCTTGCATATAGTGGAGGTGCTTTTCATGATGGTTTCTCAGATTTTGTAGCAAACGAACACATTGACTGGACAAACACTACATCAAGTTTCTATACTACAGGTGATGTAGATATTGGGGGGGCTGGTACTCATAAAGTAAATATATCGACTTCTGATAGAGCAAACGGTCAGGCAGCATTAGCAGCAGTCAATTCATCAGCACCTGCTGGCACTTCGTATGGTTTAATTGCTCAAGCAAATGGAGCAGCAACTGTTAATGTGGGTGGATATTTCAATGCTACTGGAGCTGGAACAAATTATGGATTAGTAGTTCCAGGGGGTTTAGTGGGTATTGGTACGTCAACTCCCGCGTCTATTTTAACTATAGGCACTTCAACACCAAGCATTACTGTAGACACTGCAGACGGAACTGATACTAAATATCTTAGCTTTAGTGGAGGCGGTGGTTTAGGAAATACTCGTGGTGCTTATGGTGCTTTTTATGGAAACGAAAGAAATGTTGCTGGATATCACGGCACTGCAGTTATAAGAGCAGGAAATGCATATACCGACACTACTGATAGTGCGATTTTACTACAAACTGGAGCAGCAGTGACTAGACTGATTGTTCTATATAGCGGAAATATTGGTATCGGAATCGATGCTCCGTTAGCAAAAGTTCACGTTGATCAATCTTCAAGTACGGGAGCAATTCCTGTATTAACAGTAGATCAAGCAGATGTGTCAGAAGAGTTTATTCGATTCATTGGAACTTCTGCAAATGCAGTTTTGACTCAATCGATTGTTGAAGCAGCAGATGTTTCTACTGCTACAATTGCTGGGTACTTAAAAATCTATGTTCAAGATGATGGAAATCAACTAACTGATCAAGCGTATTTTGTACCAATTTATACTTTAGCATAAGGTCGAATAGTTAAATAAAAAAAATAAAAAAATGAATAACATAAAATTCAAAACAGAAGAAATAGGAGTCGACAATAGAACAAGAACGATTGTCAAAACGGTTATAATACCAGAAAAAGTAAGAACAGAAGAATTCAGTTTAGTCGATAAAGAAAAAGAACTTGACGAACTCAAAAGAATTTTAGTAGGTGCACAAGCAGACGTTGATCGAGTTGAAGAAGAAATTGTAGAAATTAAAAGACAATTGGATATATAAAACATGCCTTACACAATTCGAAAACAAAGTGGTCCAAGACCATACAAAATAGTCAAACCAAACACCGGCAAAGTAGTTGGTTCTTCTGTCACTAAAAAAGATGCCGAAGCATCTATTCGAGCAAGATGGGCAGGAGAAGCAAAGAAAAGAAAATAATTTTCTTCTAGAAGGCCCTAGAATGAATGATTTAGGGTAAGCCTATAGAATATACCTTTTCCTACTTTAAATGCATCCTGTGTCATTCTAGAGCCCTCTAGGGCCATTCCTATGACACCTTTGGTATTTTATTGTATGATTTTACCCTCTTTGAACGATATTCCTTGCTTTTCCATCTTTTTGTGACAATGTCTCGCAATCGATTTTTGAACTCATCTGTTTGCCAGATCTTTTCCATTATTGAGTGATGTTTCTCTTTGAACCCTTCTGATTTCCATTGTTTCTTTCTTGCTTTGCTCATATTTTTCTTCCAAGTTTTAGTAAAGGGTTTTCTTTTTTTGCCCTTCATTGCTTTACTAATATTCTGGCGACGTAGATCTGGATCTTTAAATATTCCTTTAGTCATGTTTTTTAGGTCTACCGAATTTTATATTTAATGTTTCTTTGTCATAACGTTTATGACATTTTCGACATCTTGGATCGTAGTCTTCTAAAACTCTTTTCCAAGAGTGATCGATGTTCGACCATTCTTCTGCTTGTTTACTGCAATCAATGCATTTGAATTCAGATGCTTTTCCTTTGTTCTTTCTAATCCAAGTATGGAGTGCTTGATAGCCAACTTCATCTCCTTTCCAACCTCTGTGCAGTTCTCCTTTTTTGAAACTGTTCTCATCTCCACCTTTCTTCCATTCTGATTTCGAATGATGTCCTTTCTTGAAAGCCCATTCGTTTCCTTTTTTGAATAAATGTTTAGCCATTTTTATTTTATCATTGTCATCAATGATTTGCTTACAACTCCTAATGTTGTTTGTTTCGACCCTTTACCAGCTTTGAAATAAGCATCGTATTTATGGATAAAATCAATCGCTTCTTTCGTGTTTAACGAATACTTCTGGTTATCAACTATGACTACTATTTCATCACCTTTACCTATTAATTGTCCCTTATTGAATCCTATTCCACGAATGTCATATCCATCCTCTTGCCATTTGAATCTGTATCCAGCAGTAAGGAACCATCCTTTATCGCTAGTATATGTGTACATTTTATTGTTTTATTATTCATTGTTTTGAGCATTTCCTGCTTCTTTAAATTAATGTTTATTCGACCTTTAATTCTATTATACACTTAATTTCTGCACTTGTAAATAATAGCAAAAATTCATCTTATTTACATTGTAAGAAAATAGTTGTATAATATAAATATAACATAAAACAAAGGTCGAAAACAGTAATAAAATTAATAATTAAAATAACATACAAATATGTCAAACGAAATAAAAGCATTAAAAATAAAGAATGGACACCTTGAGAAATTGATTGGTTTTCTTGATACCCCCTTGCACGGAACAGAAGCAAGAGCAAGAAATAAATTCGTTACAGTTCTTGGAAAACAAATAGCATTTTTAGATTCTGAAAGACAAAGATTATTGAAAGAAAATTCTGAAAAAGACGAAAAAGGAGAAGCAAAAACAATAGAGAATGGAGCAAAATATGACATTACACCAGAAGCTCTGGCAAAAGTTAATGAAGAGATAATTGCTCTTTTTAACTCTGAATATGTCATTGATATTCTTCCAAGCAATGAGAATGAAATTCAGATCGTCTCAAAGATTATTCTCGAAACTAAAAAAGAATTTGGATTGTTAGATGGTGCAGTTTACGATGCAATTGCACAAGCTTTCGAAGCATTAAAATAAAAACATGGAAAAACTTTACCCAAAAAGAGTATTGCAAAAAGCTTTAAAAGATGCTGGATTACACTTTAGTTATCCCACTCTTTTAAGGTACGAAAAAAATGGAGTGATCAATAGACCCAAGGGTGAAGTGAAGTATGCTGACAGAGCGTGGAGATTTTATTCACAAGAAGAAATTTCTACGATAGTCGCAATAGTCAGAAAGAAAATTAAAGAAAGAAAAATATGACATTCCCAGAATTTTTAGTTTTAATGTTTGTTCTTGGTCTACTCTTCAATCCGCATATCTCAGTTCTTGTTTTGATTGTTGCTGTGATATTCATCGGAATTCCTAAAGCAATTGTATATTCTTTTAAGATCTTAGAACAAGATAAAAAAGGTCGATTCGTAAATAAATAAATCAACACAAATATGAAATATTGTGAAAAATGTCGTTATTGTATAACAAATGGAAGTTTCTGTCCAGTATGTGGAGCGTCTGGAATAGAATCAAAAACAGCATGTTCAGAGTGTAAAGGAGAAACTTATATTTTTGATAAGTTTTGTTCTCACTGCGGACATGAGAAAGTAAAGAAAGAAGATTAAGAGGTCGGATCAAGTATATCTTCTAGTCATTTAGTTGCATTGTAGAAATTTTCATGCGGTCATTTATTTCTACGCCGACCTTATGCGATTAGATGACTAAAAGATGTACTTGGTCCAAAATGTTAGAAAACGATAAATAGTGTTATAATTAATAATGGTCGAAATTAAAATTTAATTCAAACTTGTTTCTGGTCTTTTTGGTGAATTGAAAAATTCATAAAGAAGACCAAAAGGATCAGAAACAGTTTTTCTTCTTTATGAAAAAACAAGGATATGATTCATTAAGTTCACATAGTTTTAGGAAAATTGATGCTATCAATTATGGTATTTGTCCAGCGATTCTATTGCAACATATTAGATATACTGTACAATACAACGCAGAGATTGGACGGAATATACAAGAAGTCAAAGGAAAGAAATATAGTTGGATGTTTGATTCTGCGAGAGAATTTGCTATTGCTTTTCCGTATATGACAGAAGAAAGTATTGGTCGATATTTAAGAAAACTTGAGAAAGAAAAACAACTGATTGTCGGTGAGTTTAATAAGAAAAGATATGACAGAACGAAATGGTATACTGTGCCAATTCAAGAAAAAGAAATTCTCAATGAAGCAGAAAAAGAAATGAGGTTTGTTAATGTGTTTGATGCTAAAGAATTTGGAGTAGTTAGAGCAGTAATATTAAACAAACTCAGAGAAGAACTTGCAATTTTAGGAGAAGTTGAAGATTACTCATACTACAAAGAGATAAAACAAAAGAAGATTCTTAGAAGATTGCCATTTTTCAGTAAATGTACTTTGATTAGTGCATTACGAGATTTAGAAGACGCTGGTGTGATTGAAATTCAACAATCAGATATTAATTATAAAGTGAGATCATACCGATTCTGTGAAGATTGGTTAAGTAAATTCCCAGAACAGAGACTGATTAGAAATGCCCCAAAGAATCAAGAATAAGTGTCAGGTATAAAAATGAATAATGGTATGTCAATTATGGTATAAAAATGAATAATGGGGTGGTATAAAAGTGAACAAGCTATACCTTATCTATCTATTACCCTATCTACTTTCTATACCTTATATCTCAAAGTCGCACACGACTTGTGAGATGTATGAAAGATTCTGAAGAGTTCTGGAGATGAAAGAAAACATAGATTACCAGAGATTAAGAGGTTCTCTATAAACACCTCTTACAAATTAAAACTCGAATATGACTAAAAAGAAATCAATCACAACAATATTAAAAGAATACCAGATAACTCTAGAGCAAGAGTCTTTTTGTCAACATTTTGTTTCTCCAGGAGAATTCTATGGGAATGGTACTCAAGCATACATATTTGCATATAACATCGATACCAGCGTCAGAGGACAATACAATGCTGCTCGTGCTAATGCTTCCAGACTTTTAACACTTGATAACATAAACAAACGAATCAATGACTTAATAGAGACTGGTGGATTTAATACTGAACATATGGATAAAAGACTTCTTCATTGGGCAAATCAGAACGAAGATGGAAATTCTTCAATCAGAGCAATCCAGGAATTCAACAAATTAAAACAACGAATTACTGAACATGTCGAACATGAGATCAAAGTACCAGTGACATCGATAATAATAAACCCAATATCAAATGGAAAAAAAGACACAGACAAAAAAGAATGAAACTGCAGAAATAGGTAGAGCAGTACAGTGGAATATTACTCCGAAACAGTTAGAGGCATTAAACTATCTGAATGATTTAATTACTACTGAAATTCTTTATGGTGGCTCTGCTGGAAACGGAAAATCATATCTCGGGTGTGCATGGTTGATTTCATGTTGTTTTAATTATCCAGGGAGCAGATGGTTGTTGGGAAGATCAGTGATGAAACAATTAAAACAATCTACTCTTTTGACTTTTTTTGAAGTATGCAGACATTGGGGTTTAGTAAAAGACAAAGATTATGTTTATAGTCCGATCGATGGAATCATTACTATCAAACAAACAGATTCACAAGTCTTCCTTAAAGACTTAGCATATTATCCTTCAGATCCAGAATATGACTCATTGGGTTCAACTGAATATACTGGAGCATTCATTGATGAAGCATCGCAAATAACAGCAAAGGCAAAAAACGTAGTTAAGTCTCGTCTTAGATATAAGATTGATGAATTTAAAATCATTCCGAAATTGTTAATGACATGCAATCCAGCAAAAAACTTTTTATACTTAGAATTTTATAAACCCTCTAAAGAAAACAAACTCGAACGAGGTAGAGCATTCATTCCAGCACTTCCTGGAGACAATCCATATCTTCCTAAACAATACATTGAAACTCTTAACACTCTCGATCAAGTTTCAAAAGAACGTCTCTTGTTTGGAAGTTGGGAATATGATTCAGACACTAATAACTTAATTCAATATGATGCTTTAATCGATGCATTCACAAATTCGATTGAAGAGACGAAAGAGAAATGGTGTATTGTTGATGTTGCTAGATTTGGTTCAGACAAAACTGTCATCTCACTTTGGAAAGGTCTCGAATGGTACTCTGTTGAAGTGATAGCAAAACAAGATGGACAAGTCATTGAAGATAAAATCAAAGCAATCTTAAGAGATGAAATGATTCCATATTCGCATTGCATTATTGATGAAGATGGAATTGGTGGTGGTGTTTTGGATCACATTAAAGGTGCAAAAGGATTTATTGCACAAAGAATTGCATTCCCAAATAAGATCACTGGCAAACCTGAGAACTTCAGAAACGTCAAAACACAATGTGCATATTACCTTTCAGAACTTATTAATTCTCATCAGATAGCAATCACTTGGGTGATGGATACTTATCGAAACGCATTCATAGAAGAGGCAGAACAATTAAAACGAGCAGACATAGACAAAGAAGGCAAACTCGCAATTGAAGCAAAAATCAAAATGAAAGAACTTCTTGGTAGAAGTCCAGACTTGCTTGATACTGCAATTATGAGAATGTGGTTTGAATTTGAAAAACCAACTGTCTCTACTATTTCAATCAATCCCATTACTCAATTATTAAATTCTCACAAATCGCACAATGTTAAAAGAGGACCAACAAATTATGAATAACGAAAATCTTACAGACGCTGAAAAAAGAATCATCATTCTCATTAGGGGATTGAGACCTTATGATACTTTAGAAATCACATTACAGAAAGACAATCCGTCTATTTTACAAGTGATTTGTCGAAATACTGTAAAAGAGACTTTCCCTCTTACTAATAAAGAGAAAGAGTATTAATAAATTTACAACATAGAAAAAAAGTTGTATAATTTAGAATATAACGTATGGATACTACAATAAAAACTATAGGATTCAATATATACACACAAATTCGAAAAGAGATCGATTCTTTTTATAACGAAAAGATTCATCTTGCTGGAAAACAACCCGAAGGTAATGTTAGATTTTTAAGTAAAGAAAATCAAACATATTCTTTTAACCAGTACGAAACACTGAATTTGATCGATATGTATTGGAATTCAAAATTTGCATCTGGTGAAAAAGATGCTCAAGGAAGACAAAAACTTTTCATGAACGTTGGAAAATTCAGATCAGAAGTTGCTTCAAAGCAAATTGATGTCGATGCAAAGGATTTCTTATTTACTCCAGAAGACTACGCTTCGACAATCGGTGCGTGGTTAATGCAACAGGAATTTAAGACATATGCAAAAGAAACTTATTTTGGAGAATTAATAAATGAATGCGTAGAGAACTTTCCAAGATATGGATCAGTTGTTCTTAAGAAAGTAGGAAAGAAATTGGAATTCGTTCCATTGCAAACTCTTCGAAACGATCAATCTGCTAAAGATTTAAACTCTGCTTCATTTGTTATCGAAGAACACACTGATATGACAATGGGAGAAATTCAGAAGATGAAGAAAAACAAATGGGATATCGGAGACTTTACTCTTCCATTTGGACAAACCACTACAGTTTATGAAAGAGTTGGTGCTGTTCCTCAATGGTATTTAAATGACTTAAATAAAATTCCGAATGAAGGAGTTGATAATAACGAAACAGTTGATGCTCTCATTATCTGTACTATCGAAAAAACACCTCGTTCAAAGAAATTAACAGAAATTGGACATGTCTTTTATGCTAAAGCAATTTCTGAAAGACCTTATCGTGAAGCACATTGGAGCAAACAACACGGAAGATGGTTGGGAATCGGTGAAATGGAAAATCAATTTCCGAATCAAGTTGCAAAGAACGTTTTAACAAATATTTTAAAAAATGCTTTCGAATGGTCTTCAAAGAGATTATTCCAATCTCAAGACGAGACAGTTGCAAACAACCTTATTAAAGAAGTCACAGATGGAGATGTTTTGCAGATTAATGCAAATGGTAATATCACTCAGATTGATATGGCTGCAAAGTTCAGTGGTGAAGCACAGCAAATGATGAATGAATGGGAAAGAAATTCTGACCAGAAATCATTTACATATGAAGTTGCGACTGGAGAAGCATTGCCATCGGGCACTCCTTTCAGACTTGGTGTTGTTCTTTCAAACGCCGTCAATTCTCACTTTACATTTAAACGTGAAAAACTTGGAATATTTTTAAAGAAAGCAGTAATGGATTTCTTAATTCCAGACTTCATGAATGAAGCGATTAGTGGAAAAAGTACTATTCTGGTCAATTCAGACATGACAGGATACGAAGTTATTAGATCAGCAGCTGAAGACTACACCGTTGGTCAAGTTATTCGTGCATCTATTTTCAGTGGAAAATTGATTGATATGAATTTAATCCAGCAAATGGTTAATCCCATTGCAATTGCACACCAATTATTTATTGAACGACCTGCTGATTTCTATTCAACAATTAAAACAAAATTCGATCTTACTATTACTGGAGAAGAAACAGATGTGCAGAAGAGAGTCACTTCTCTTACGACATTATGGCAAGTTCTTTCAGCAAGGGGAGATCAAAGATCAGACAAGGTTCTTGCTAGAATTCTTGCTCTTACTGGAGAATCAATGGCAATGTTTGGTGGATCAGAACCGCCTCTAATTCCGAATTTACCCAATAATCAACCCGTAAAAGTTAATGCTCCAGTGGCAAAGGGAAAATCGTCATTGTCTATACCCGAAACTACTCAATCACAGGGTAGTGAATAAAATATATGTACGAAGATCACACAATCACAGAGTTAATACAAATAATTAAAAAATCAGAGGATTTAAAAGCATTCCTTGTTTTACTTGAAAAAGTTGCTGAAAAGGTGTCTGATGTCAGAACAAAAATAGATGGTATTCAAAATGACTCACTTGATTTGAGAACCAGTACTATTAAAGTAATTGAAGACATGTTGATAAAACCCTTAATGGTCGAAAAGCAGTTAAAGAGTTCGAAAGAACACTCTGACTATAATTAATCTTTTACAAGAGTGAAAAAAAGTAGTATATTATAAATATGATACCTCAAGAATATTTAAACTTCGGAGCACTATTCGTAATTTGTTATCTTTTAATAAAAGAAGGAGTTAGTTTGGTAAAATCTTTTTTAAATAAAAAGAATGGCACTTCTGAAACAAATGTCATGGATAATGTTTTAAAAGAATTGAAATTGCAAAACGAAAATCATCTTCAGCATCTTAATGATTGTATGAATGATGGATTTGATAGAATGATTAAATCAATTCATGACGATAATGTAAAAATGATAGAAATCTTAGGGAGAATTGATGGAAAACTTTCTAAATAGTACTTTTAAAATATAAATTAGTGAGGGCTAAAGAAAACCTCGTTAAAAACTTATGGTCGAATGAGGGAGAAAACCCTTAACAAAAAATCATTAATCAAAGTAATTAAATTAAAGGATAAAACCTATGTTAAAAAATAATGATGGTAGCTTCACCATTGAAGAAGCAGATCTTGCAACAGATACAGATGCAGAAATAGTTATTCCAGAAAACGCTGACGAAAAGTTAAAACAAGATCTTCAAACTACGATTGCTAAAAAGAAAGCATGGAGAGAGAAGGCGATTGATCCTTCTACTCAAAAATCGTATAAAGAATTGTACGAATCAATCAAAACACAGAAACCAATTGATACTACAACAAAGAAGGAAACAGTAGAAGTTTCCGATGATATTCGAAAGGATATCACTTCCTTAAAGGAAGAATCTTCAAAAAGAATTTTCCAGCATGCTAATAAATTGTCTCCTGAACAGGTTGATGAAATATTCGGTTACGCTAAAGGAATGGGAATCGAACCTAAAGTTGCTCTTGAAAAACCGTTCATGAAGAAACTTTTGGATCAGATGACATCAGATGAAGAAGCATCAAATGCTTCATTACCACCTTCACGAAGAGCACCTGCTCAAGTGGGAGGTAAAACATTTGCTCAAATGACTCCAGAAGAAAGAAAAACGAATTTTCCTTCTATTGCAAAGAGTCGATAGTAAAATTGGATCTGTGAATGACTAATTAATTAAGATATAAAAAAATGCTTAAAAACAAAATTTACGTTGTTACGACAGATCCATTCACATATACAGATTTAGCAGGTATGATCGGAGAAGTTTGGACACCGATGGTTCTTGAAGAAATGCAAGCGAAAGCTGTTGCAGCTAACTTCTTCACTGATATCTCGGCTTGGTGCACAGGTGGTGGAGATATTTTCCACATTCCTGGTGTATTCACAAACTCCTTTGCTCTTGGAACTCAGACAACACAAGGTGCTGAAGTCACTACAGAATCAGTTGCAGATGATGACAAGACAATCACTGTTAACACTCACAACTACGTTGCATTCGTCTTAGGTGATAAAGATATCAAACAGATTATGTCGATGTATGACGCTAACGCGGTCTATACGAAGAAAGCTGCTGGTACTCTTAGAATCGCTTTGGAAGATGCATTGTTCGGATTGTGGTCCAGTATTACAACTGCGGTTGGAGATACTGCTACAGTTTTGTCAGATGCTGAAATCAGAACTGGTATTGAAACTCTTGAAGCTTTAGACTTTGAAGTGTTAGACGGTGAAGCTGCATTCTTCTTCCACCCTTACACCTACTGGATTCAGTTAGGTGCGGTGTCAAAATACTATGATCAGGGTTCACGTGGTCCATTGACTACTCCTGGTATGGTTGCGACTGGTGGTTTAGGAGAAGGTATGCCTACTCTTGGATTCAAAGGAACTCTTTACGGAATTCCTGTCTATACTACTTCCAGAGTTGTTTCCGGTTTACAGACTTACAGAAACTTGTTAGCTAGAAAAGAAGCATTAGGATATGCAGTTCAAACACTCGTAAATCCTAATTCACCTTCTTATTCAGCTGAAGGCGGAAGGGTTAGAGCACAAACTCAATATCAGTTAAGAAATATTGGCTGGTTGACAGTTGTTGATATAATCTTCGGAGTTGCTGTTCTTAGACCTGATGCTGCTATTGTTCTTAACGGATCTAGTGCCTTTATAGGGTCATAGTTTTATTGGTTCTTAGAACTAATATCTATTCTCTATAACTATTAAACACTACAATAAAAGTAGTGTTTTTTAGTGTATATTTACTTTTATAGGTTATTAAGGTATAATGTTATTATGACATACATAAAAGGATATAAACAAACAAAAGAACATACTGAAAAAATACGTCAAAAAAACATTGGTTTGAAACGTACTGAAGAAACTAAAGAAAAGATAAGACAAAAAAGAAAATTACAAGATATGAGTTTTAGGAAAGGACAAAAACTTTCTTGGGTTGGTCATTCTATTCTTCATACTTCAGAAACAAAACAAAAAATAAGTGAAGCAGTTTCAGCAATACACACTAAAAGATGGGAAGCGAAACCCAGAACTGAGTTTGAAACATTTAGACGAGATGTTCGAAGAGGAGTCATTAAACGACCAGATAGATGTGAAGTATGTGGAAGACAAACAAATAATAAAACGGGTATGAAAAACTCTATTTGTATTGATCATGTTCACTCTTCTGGCAAAGTACGAGGTTGGTTATGTAATCAGTGTAATAGAGCAGTTGGTATGACTTATGAGAATCCAGAGATATTGCGGAAACTTGCGATATATCTAGAAAAGAAACTCTAGATATTTACAAAAGCAGAAAATAGTTGTAATATATACATATAAAGGTCTATCAAATAAATTATAACATTAAACAAAAATATGATCGAAAAAGAGATTGACGAAATGAGTCCCGGAGAATTTGATAATGTCAAATTCAAGAATACTTTAACAAAACCAAAACTGACGTTTTTTTATGAAAAGAATGATGAGACTGTGTTTGCTGCAGAAGAACAAGAAGCAGCGAATGGTAAATATAATAAGAAATTCAAATTCGTTGGTTGGTCTGATGGCTTAGCATATCTCAGTACGATACATGCAGCAAAACTTAGAAAGGGACAAGTTCTTCCTAAAGAAGAAGCAGAAACATTACTTCGTTCTGCATTTGAAGCAGAATTGAAAGTTGCTCGAAAAAACTTAAAAGATGCAAAAAAGAATGGTACAAGAATACCCCGACCAAGTCGAGTCGAATGGTATTTTGATAGTTCAGTACCAGAAGCCGAAAGGCATAATATAGCAGGTGGAAATTATGGAAAACCAACAAATGGAAACGATATATAAAAAGAATCAAGCAGTTCTTAAAGAGATCGAGAATAATGTTCCTGAAAGATTAAAATCTGGATTGATGAAGAAAATCATGAATACTGAACAAGAAGACACAGCAAAGGAAACTCTTAAAAGAACCGATTTATCACCAGAACTTCGTTCTAAGATCGAAACAGATCTTACAAATGGAGTGTTTCGTTTTGAAGAAGAAATAGTTGATGAAGAAATTGAAAAAGAATTGGATGCATATTATGAAAAAGAAGTCAAAGCAGCAATAGCGGATGGCCGTTTAACTTCTCCTGATGAAGATCCTTTTTATCAAAAGATGGTTGCAAAGATTGACGAATTAAAAAATAAAAAGAATGAAAATAATATTTGATTGGCCACCTGACACAACAACAGAAGATAAGAAAAAATCTAATGTAGCAACTACTTATAAAGGCGATATTTATTGTCCGAATGGTCCTGTAAGAGATGACGTAATTGAACATGAAAAGAAACACATCGAGCAATATGGTGACGATTATGATGGTTGGATAAAGAAATGCGAATCAGATAATAAATTTTATATAGATCAAGAGATTGAAGCATATCGAGCACAACTTGAATTTATAGAAAAAACTAGAGGTCGAGCAGATAGACTGACTGCTACTTTATCTTTTGCAAAATTCTTATCAAGTGATGTCTATAACAATAACATTTCTATAGACGAAGCATTAAAAAAACTAACAACATGAAGATAATTGGACAAGGCGTATGCGGACCGAATGAGACGAACAAATATTTAGAAGATACATTAAAAGAATTCAAACGATTATGTGATGATGTCATTATCTGTACATGCAATGCTGGCATTAAAGAAAAAGCACTTATTCGCAAATATGGATTTCGTCAGTATGAAGATGATAGAATATGGGGAAAACAACAACCAAACATCAAAAGAGATCTTTTAAAACGAATAATTCAATTATCACCAGACTGGATTCTTCCTCTTGATATGGACGAAACAATGCCGACAGTTGATAGACAAATACTTGAAGGCTTAACTAAAGGACGAGAAGCATGCCAATTCTATGTAACGAATCTTTGGAACGATGAATTGCATTATGCAAAAGCACTTAGTTTTTATAATGTCAGGTTTTACAAGAACATTCCAGAAATGGAAACACAGTTCTTAAGAAAACCCGTTCATTGTGGTAATGCTCCACCTTATTTTTATACTAAACCAGCAATAGAAACTTACGTGCCGCATATTCTTCTTCATAAAGGTCTGATGAAAAAAGAAGATAGAATGCAAAAAGTACTACGATACCAACAATTTGATCCAAAAGCAGAACACAAGGGTTCTCAATATTATGAATCCTTAGAAGTCGATGGTTCTGGCTCAGAATATATCGAACAAGAAGTAATAAATAAATTAATAGAACAATATAACAAAATCCATGCAAGGAAATAAATATCAAAACTTTGAAGCTCTCAAAGAAATATTAAGAAAACAACCCAATTCAAAATTCGTATATTTCAGACGACTTGGAGAAGGATTTAAGGGAGACATTATTGATGTTCCAATGAGACAAGCAGAATTTACCATTAAACAAAATCCGTCTTGGGAACTCGTTCAAGCGATAGAGCAAATTAAAGACGACGTTGCTGCATTATTTAATGATGAAGTGATTGCTCCAGTCGAATTGAAAAATGAAGAAACATTAGAGGTACCCCCTCTACCTGAACCAATTTCAGATAAGGAATTTGAATCAATCATGTCTGATGGAAAAGAATTATCATCGAGAACAACTATTGATGAGAATAAAACTGTTGAATTACCAGTCGGAAAAGCAACGAAGGTCGAAGTTAAAAAGACTAGAAAATATCATCGTAGAAGCGTTAAAAAGAGTAAGATAAAGGATTTATCAACTCTTGGTGTAAACAACGCTTAGAAGTCATTCTAGGGCCCTTAGAGGGCATATCTAAAGCATACTTATGGTAAACAAACCTAAAATAATAATAACAGGAGGGTTAGGATTCATTTTCAGTCATGTCACTGAATATTTTGTGAACAAAGGTTGGGAAGTGATTGTCATCGATAATCTTTCAACTGGTTCTCATCCCGAACTAATTGATGATTCATTCAAGTTTATTGAAATGGATGTTTCTGACGAAAAAGTAATTCAGACAGTTATAGATCTTTCTCCAGAATATATCATTCATGCTGCTGCAAATTCAGACGTTGACGAATCTCTTCGTTCTCCTTTATTTGTTGTTCGACAAAACACTCTCGGAAATTTATATTTATTTGAAGCAGCAAGACAACTACTAAATTTAAAGAAATTAGTTTATGCAAATACTGATGAGATATTTGGTGAATGCAAAACTCAAAAGAAAGAAGATGAAATTTTATTTCCTCGAAATCCTTATTCAGCATCAAAAGCGACAGGAGCACTTTACAGATATGCATATGATAACTCTTATCCAGAACTTAAAGACAAAACTGCTGAAACTAGATTTTGTAATGTATTCGGTCCTCGACAAGATTCACGGAAAGTAATTCCAAGAATCATTCATTCTTTAAAAACTGGAGAACCTATGCCTGTTCATAATAATGGCACGGGTCAGAGAGAATACATATATGTTAAAAATATTCCGACTTTGATGGAGAAAGTGTTGTTGTATGGTAATAGATCATACAATATTTCGAATAATGATTTGTATTCAGTCAATGAAATTATTGAGATCATCGAAAAGATGACTGGTAAAATCGTACCAAAGACTGATGGATTACGACAAGGTATGGATGACATATATCAGATGGATGCAATGAGAGTCAAACTCGACTTGAATTGGAAGTCAGAATGGACATTCGAAAAAGGTCTAAAAGATTTATTAACAATAGAAAAATTATGCAAAAAATAACAATATTTAAACCATTTGTTTCACAAAAGGCTCGAGATAGAGTTCAAGAAGTATTGTCAGGAACGCAATTAGCAGAAGGTCCATTAGTTAAACAGTTCGAGAAACTTTTTGGAGAAGTATTTCATTTTGATAATGTCGTCGCTCTTAATTCAGGCACAACAGCATTAGAATTAGCATACGAATTAGCAGGGATCAAACAGGGAGATGAAGTTATTACTCCAGTACTTACTTGTACTGCTACAAATTTGCCAATCTTGCATAGAGGAGCGACTCCAATATTTGCAGACATTACTTCTGATTTAGTTATTGACCCAGTCGACGTTGAAAAACGAATTACTCCAAAGACTAAAGCAATCGTATATGTTCACTTTGGAGGATATTCTGGTGGATTAAGAGCAATTCAAGAATTAGCAAAAAAATATAATTTACCAGTCATTGAAGATGCTGCTCAATCAGTTGGAGAAACGATAGGCGAATGGGGGACATCAGATTTTACTTGTATTTCACTCCAGGCAATCAAAACATTGACAGCAGGAGATGGAGGATTCTTAATTGTCAAAGACGATGAACTTTACAATAAAGCAAGACGATTGAGATGGTTTGGATATGATCGTGAAGAAAAACAACGATGTGGTGATACAGATCTTTTAGAAGCAGGATACAAATATCACATGAATGACATCTCAGCAGCGATTGGTCTTGGTAATTTAGAAGAAATTGATGAAGTTCTATCAAAACGAGAACATATTCGTGAAATTTATAGAAAATCTGATCTTCCACTATTAATTCGTCCGTGGTTAGTGATTCTAGTTCATCCTAAAGTTAAAGAAGTTGAAGTAGAATTTGAGAAAGAAGGAATACATATCTCTGGTTATCACTATCGAAATGATAAATATACAGTCTTTGGTGGAAGACAAAAAGATCTTCCAAACATGGATTTATTAGAAAACAACTACACTTTATTACCATTTCACCAGGATCTTTCAGATGAAGATGTCGAAAAGATTGTTAGTATTGTTAAAAGAATTATATGAATTCACCTATCGAATCTGTAGAAGCATTAAAACCCTATATCAAAGGAAAAATATTCTGTGATTTAGGTTGTGGGGACGGAGAATTTTTAAAAGAAGTTTCAAAATATACAACAGTGACAGGTATAGAAAACGATCCAAAAAGGTTTGAAGAATGTAAAAGTAAAGGATTGAATATTGTTCTTGGTGATCATAGACACGATATTTGGCCAGTTGCAAATGTGTACTATAGTTATCCATTCTGGCATGACGTACCAATTATGATGTTTAGAATTCCATCAGATGCAATACTTATCATTGGTTCAGACACTGATAAATTCAGACAAGGCGATTTTCCAAAAGAATTAACAAGTCAAAAAGTAATTGATTTCTCTCCAACTTGGAGAATAGCAATATGGCACAAATAAAACAAATAATAGAATCTTGCAAAAGTCAGAATTGGTTAAATTATCAAAGTATATTTTGGAAGGGAGAAACATTGTTTAAAGGCGGAAGAGATGAAGAACTTATTAAACGCTTCAATTTTATTCGTCTAGAAGATATTAAAGACAAAATAGTAGTTGATATCGGATGCAATATTGGTTCTTCTTGTCTATTAGCAGTCGAAAATGGAGCAAAGAAAGCATATGGATTTGATATCGAGCCAGGTTTAATAAAAACAGCACAAGAAATTGCTAATGAATTGAAAGCAAACTGTGAATATATTGTTGCAGACTATGGAAAACTACAAGAAAAAGTAGGAGACACTATATTCTGTTTTGCTGTTGATTCTTATTTAGACACTGAAATACTTGCTCAGAACTTAAAACAATACGACGTCGTTTATTTTGAAACACATGGGAATAGAACTAATGCACCAGCATATGACATACCTGATGAAATCAAACGAGAATTTCTAAAACAACAATACTTAGGAATGGTCGGCACTAATAATAAGAGAACTTTTAGATTAACAAAATGAAACCCATATTTTTAATAGGAAGAGCAAGATGCGGTAAAACTATAGTTGCACAAATATTGCAAGATCTTGGATATTATATTCCATCTGCTATAGAAGCACCGAATGATTTCGAATCTTTGTTAAATCCCGAATGTTTTGAATTTTTTGAAGCAATTATAAATAAAGATCATCAGACAATCAAAGACAGTTTAAAAGAATTGTCTATCAAGCATCCAAAACTTGCTCTCAAATCTCACTTACTCATATACGCTTGGAAATATGTCGATGCAAAAATAATAGTATGTATTCGAAGAAACAAAGAAAGACAAGCAGAATCTATGAGAGTTTTCGTTAGAAACGAACCAGTCGAACAATTGCTAGGAAAACTTAAAGAATATGATTCTATGATTGATGAAATACCAAGCAAATTAGACTGGATTATCGAAGATTATTGGAATGATCCAGAGACTGAAATTAGAAAAGTATGTGAATTTGTTAATATGTCATATAATGAAAGTCTCAATAAGTTTAATAGTACTTTAGTAAGAAAATAATATGAAAGAAAGACTTAAAAAAATATACGAACAATCAAAAATATCGATGACAAAGGACTCTGATACAAAACGAGTTGAAATTATAATGCTTAAATTCAACGAAGAACCAGAGATGATTGATAAAGCTATTTCAAGGATAGTCAATCATACACATCATCCTTTTAAATTGACTATATTTGATAATCGTCTTAATCCACCCAATACTTCGAAAATATGGAATAAACTTATTCAAGAATCAGTATGTGACTATATCTGCATTATCGATTCAGATGCTTTCATTCCGACTAATATAAAACCTTGTTGGCTTTCAAGAATGATGGAATCAATAGATAAAACAGGTATAGTTGTTCCAGTTGGAAATGCAGATGGAGTTGGTGGTTGTAATCGAGCAACTTGTGCTGCTGAATATCCATCTGAGGAAAAAGCGACTGGAGTTTGGAGTGGATATTGTTTTTTAATTAAAAAAGAAATTCTGTTTAAAATCAAAATGTTCAATGAAACGTTTAATGCTTATGGACAAGATTCAGAATTTGCATATCGTGCTCTTAAAACAATAGGTACTATTATGAGAACTGATTGTTATGTCGAACATTTAGGCGGTACAAGTTTTAAAAAGGCAGCAACAGAAGGCACTTTTGATCGTGAAGCAGACAAACTTTACGCAGGAGTCCTTTATAGAAAATATACAAACCAATAAAATGATTAAACCACAACGAGTAGCACTAATACTTTCTAATTATCCAGCTCTTGAACTTTACTGTCCAAACTGGAATGGAATGCAAGATGGTCTTCGAGCATTAGACATTCCTTTTAAGTTCTTCACTTGCCGACCAAATTTCAATGCGTCTGAAGTTATTGAATATCAACCAGATCTTGTAGTTTATGGACTTATTGATATTTTAAAAGAGCAAGGAAAATGTTTGAGAATTAGAAAAGAACTATCAAACGCAAAGATAGTTCTTTGGTATGGAGATTTTAGAGATGGTCGAAGTGGATATTTACAAGGAAACTTTTCAAGACTCATTGATGCTATGTTTGTTAGTAATGATGCACAATCAGAATTCTGGAAGACTGCTTTGCATATTTCTAATGTTTATTACTTGCCTTTGGGTTGTACTCCAATTGAAAAACCAGAATACACAAAGAAATTCGATTTACCTTTTATTTTTGTAGGAGGTTTGAATGGTTCTGCTCCATATGTCGATAGAATGTTATTCGTTAAAGAAATAATGAACAAGAGTGAATTGAAAATCGTCTCATCATATGAACCGGGTCTTCGTAAAAAGATATATCAAGCAATGCCTCAACTTTATTCCTCTGCAAGAGTGACTCTAGACATTTCTCATTTTACTGATGTCCAAGGATACACAAGTAATAGATATTTTATCATACCAGCATACTATGGATTGCCTATAACAAAATGGTTTCCGGGTTGCGAAGATCTTTATCCTTCTAACATTCGTCCGTATTTTGACACAGTCGAAGAAGCACTCGAATTAAAAGATTATTATTTGTCTCACCCTAAAGAAAGAGAAAAAAAGGTCGAAAAACTCCACGAATGGTCATACAATCATACGTATGACAAACGTTGGAAAAGAATGTTTGATTTACTAAACTGAAAAAATTTAGTATAATGTATATATGAATAAAATATTAAACTCAATCAAATCATTTCTTACTTCAAGACCACTAATCAGATTTTATCGAGTTGTTGGTTTTGGAATTCTTTCTGTCATTCTAGTAAGTCTGTCAAACTTGATTCCACAATTGAATTTATCACCAGAGATTAATGGCACTGTTATCTTATTTCTTACTGGTGCAATTAATGCTGTAGATAAGTATCGAAGAGATATATTAACAGTTGAAAAATAATATGCATAATTTAAAACCACGTTTAACACAAAAAGATTACGCAATACAACAGATCCAAAAATATTTGGATGAAGCAGTTGTTTATGAATCTCAAATAAGAGTGATTACTAAAACTCTTGGAGACGATAGTAAAAAAGATAATGCAATGAAAGCGTTGACTGCATTGAATGAACAAGTTAAAGCAGGCAAAGAAGCATTATCGAAATGGGAAGAATTTTACGAAGAACTAGAAAAAGAAGAACAAACAACTGTTTAACAAAGTCGAAAAAAAGTAGTATAATTAAATAAACTAGGCTAACAAAGGCGATACAGCCGATAGCTCAATGGAATAGGTCTATTGGGCTATTTTTATAAAAGATAACAAACAATATGCAATTCAACGACGCATCAACAAAATTAGGACTTATTCAAGACATCACTTTCTTGACGGGGGTCGATACAAACAAATACCCAATTGCAGATAGAACACGAAATATCAATTCATGGAATAGTCATGTGTGGACTTGGATTTTTGAAGCATATGGAGGTTGGCAATTTGATGATGACAATAGTTCTGCTCCAACGACAATGCCTTTTGGCACTGTCACTTTAGTTTCAGGCACCTCTACTTATGGTCTACCAACTGGCACTCTTACTATTAGAAAAGTAGATGTCTTACAGAGTGATGGAACTACTTGGGGTTCCCTAGATCCTCTTCCTTTAGAACTAATAGGAGTCGGAGAGGGTGAGTTTCTAAAAACATCAGGCACTCCTAGATATTACAGACCTGTCGGTGACGTAGTTAAACTTTATCCAGCACCAAATTATAATGGAACAAACTATTTGAAAGTGTTCTTTGATAGAGATATGCTAGCATTTGATGCTGCAGATACTACTGAAGTTCCAGGATTTGCTTCGCCTTTTCATCGAATCTTATCAGTCGGTGCTTCATTAGATTATGCGATTGCAAATGGAATTAATGATAAAACAATTTCATTGTCAAATCTTGTGAATGATTATGAAAAGAGATTAAAGAAATTCTATTCAAAAAGATTCCTTGACAATTTCCCAACTCGTATAAGAGTTCATGATTCAGTACAAGAATATAGATAAAACATATGGCACAATTTAAATTAACAATTGATTCAGTCTTCGAAGGACAAGGACCTTCTTCAAACTTTGTCCAATCTGGACAGTTTTTGTCTTCAATAGCAATCGATCCAGATGCACCTACTTCAGATGGTTCAACAGATTTAAAACCTTCTGGTTTTATTAGACCAGTTGGATATGCAAAGTTCTCAGACACTGTTTTAGATCAAGTGCCGATGTGGATTATTACTAATCCCAAGAACACTACAACATATGTCTTTGGTAATGCTGGAGATATCGTTTCTTATGCTTCTGCTCTTACAAGTGCATCTGAAACTCTATTAGAAACAGTAGGAACTTCGATTGGGAATGGTGCCGCATACTACAATAACTACATCTACTATGCATCAAATACCGACATTGGTAGATATGGTCCTTTAGATGGCACTCCATCTTTTGATGACACCTTTTGGACTACTACTTTAAGTTTGGCAGTATTGACAAATACTACATATCCAGCAACTAGACATTCTGTCAAATTTCCTAACCACGTAATGAAAGCACACGTCGACAATAAATTATATTTTGCGGACGTATATGATGGAAAAGGAATACTATCAGCAATTAAAACTAAAAAGACTACTGCACAAGGAGATACGACTGATGGTTCATCTTATAATGTATTAGATTTCCCATACGACTATTTGCCAATGTGTATTGAAAGTTATGGAGAAAACATTGCTACAGGTTGTTCGTTTGGTACATCTTCAGTAGTCAATCAAGGTTCGTCTATTCTTTTCATCTGGGACACTATATCAGATTCATTTTCTAGATTAGTACCAGTACCCGATCAAGTAATCACTGCTTTAAAATATCAGAATGGTATTCTTTATGGTTGGTCAGGCAATTTATCAGGAGGCACTCGATTCTGGGTATATCTCGGTGGTGATTCTATTCAAACACTTAAATACATACCAGATGCTATTCCACCTTTAGCTGGAGCAATTGAAGCAGATGCAAATAGAATTATGTGGGGTGGATTTACTGTCTATCCGATCGCATCAGCATCAATATTTGCATACGGTTCAAAATCAGATTTATTTCCAAGAGGATTACATAACATTGCAAGATCTACTGTCACTGCTACTGCATCAAATGGAGTCATTACTGCTTTAAAGAATGTTTTACAAGATAATAAATCACATCCGAATTTAGTTATCGGTTCGACTGATGGTACTTTAACTAACTTAGATAAACGTTCATCTACATATCAAACTTCTGTCTTTCGTTCTAGACCTTTTGAAATTGGTTCACCTTTTACAATTAAAAGAATTCGAATTCCTTTAGCTCAAGCAATCGCAGCAAACATGACTATCGTTCCGAAACTTTACTTTGATTGTGAAGTTGCTTCTCAAGTAGGAACGACAATTAATTCAACGAATTATGCTGACTCTGAAAAATTCATTATCTTAGGTCCAGAGAATTTTGTCAACAACACAAGTGGTTCAAACAGTTTCTTACTAGAATTTACGATTTCTGGTACTGCTTTATCAACAATAGGATTACCGATAGAAATAGAAGTAGAGACGGATGAGAAGCAATAGAATGCTATTACTAACGCTCTAGAATGACTTCTAAGCCTAGTATATATCAAAACATAGGAAATACATCATGTCAAATATTAAATTATTCAAATTGTACGATTTACCCGAACCTGAAGATGCTTTTGTTAATACACAAGCTCAAGAAGCACTAGCACAAGGTTCTGTTACTCAACCAATCGTCGTCGACAACGACGTTATTAGAAGTGGAGCATATAAAAAAGGAATTTCGGGTTGGGCATTAAATCCCGATGGTTCAATCGAAGCACTCAATGCGACGATCGTTGGAAATATTACTGCAACTACTGGAACTATTGGAGGTTGGTCTATTGTCAGTAATACTCTTGTTTCCGGTGCTGTCACTCTTGATGCTGGAAATAAACAATTATTATTTGGTGCTGCTACTGCACCTACAGTAGGAACTGGTATCTTTTTAGGATTAAGTGGAGGTGTTTATCAATTTCGAGCAGGAGATCCCGCTGGAGATTACATTCTATGGGATGGAACAGATTTAACAGTTGTTGGAAATATTTCTGTAGCTTCTATTGATATCGGTGGAGCTGATGCAACTTCGATGCATGTTGATATTGACGGCAATATGTGGTTAGGTGCTGCTATTTATAATATTACAACCAATCCCTTTGCAGTTTCATCTGCGGGTTTGATAAGATCTGTTAGCGGTTCAATTGGTGGTTGGACATTAAGTGCAACATCTTTAACTTCGACAGGGATTATATTAGATTCTGCAAATCAAAAAATACAAGTCGGAGCAACTACTCCTATAACTATTGATGGAGTAGCAAAAGAAATTGAAAGTGACAATTATGTTTCGGGAGTCTTTGGTGCAGGATTTCACATTGATTCAAATTTATTAGAGGTAGGAAATATTGCTGCCAGAGGATTAATTCGAACTGCAGTTTTTCAAAAAGACGTAATCTCAGCAGTCGGTGGGAATTTTGCAGTATTAGACAGTGATGTATTAGACGAGAATATGACTGCTGATGACTATACACCATAAAAAATATGAAAGAGATAATTTTAAAAAGAACTGAAAATAGCAAAACATACGATCTTGGCAAAAACAAGTTTGCTTTAGATATTTCTCAAGCATCTATTCATTACAAAGATGACTATTCTTCTGATACTGAAAAATGGAAAGACATTGATCTTACTTGGGAAGATAACAAAATTACTAAAGCTCCATATATTCTAGAACGAATAGGAAACGTTGTTAAAGTGACTGATAAAAAAACAGGCGATGTTTCAACTATCGAATTATTAGAGACTTCTCACCCAGACAACGAATTAGAAATCATTCCAGAAAATACTAAAATTTCTTTTAGACACACGTTGTCTTCATTGAACAAACCCTTTGAAGCAAAATTTAAAGTCACTGGCAAAATTCCTTTGAAAACACGTGCATTTGACGATGAAAAGAATATTGAAATAGAATCAGAAATAAAAGACGATGTTCTTATTGAAAGATTATCTAAAGATAAATCTTCAAAAGGTGATATTAGAATTGACCCAACTTTAGATTTACAAGTAGGTGCATCAACAGATGATATAGCAGCTGCTTGGACAGGTTCTGCATGGTCTGCAGTGAATAATAGTACAACTCAATATGTTGGATATAATAGTGCATCTGGATTAAAACTTGGTGGAGGCATGAGATTCTTGAATATTACTATTCCACAAGCAGTAAATATTACTACTGCTTATTTGACTTTAAGAGCGAATGCTAACTATACTGGTACTACTGTCAATTCAGTTATTATCGGAGAAGATGCAGACGATGCTGCTACTTTTTCAGATCTTGCTAATTATCAGACAAGACGTGGAACTATAGTAGGCGGAGCAAATGACAATAATATTACTACAGCATCAGTCAATTGGAACGATATATCTGCTTGGACTGCAGATACCAATTACAACAGTCCAGAGATCAAGACAATCATACAAGAGATTAATAATAGAGCAGGGTGGGCATCAGGAAACGATATAGTAATTTTTTGGGATGATCATGCTGGAAATAGTAGTGCTGTATCTGGTAATGTAAGACGAGGTCATTCTTATGATGGTTCTACAACATATGCTCCTAAACTCCATATTGAATATTCTGCTGTTGCTCCTACTGTCACTACACAGGCAGCAACTGATGT